TAGTGTAGCCGTACCAGTAACTTCAAAATCTCCACCTACGTTATGTTTATAACCACAATTAGATTGAGAAGTAGGACAGGTAACAGTAAAACCGTTTAAATCAGAGTTATTAGAAACATATCCAGAACTTCCAGGATTAATTTGATCCGTAGAACTAGAGTTCCAGTCTACACCATCTCCTGAGTTAGGAAGTAAATTATTTGTTGTTATTTCTTCTGCTGAAGTTGTAAGGGTTAACATCATCAGCAAATTTATTAATACGATAAAACGCATATCCCGCTCCTATTATCATTATTGTTAACCAAATCATCTAACGTTTTTTAAATTTTTAAGTTCTTCTTTAATTTTATCTTTAGCAGCTTCTCTATCTGCTTTTTCAAATTCTTTTGTCATCTTAGCTTCTTCTTCAATTCTTTTTTTTTCAGCTATTGCCGCTTCTTTAGCTATTTTTTCTTCTTTTTTTTCTCTAGCTTTCATACGTTTTACATATAAATCATAGTCTGGTCTTTCATGATCATACTTAGACCATAATGCTTGAGCTTCTTTTCCAATTCTACCATCAATAGGACATGGAGTGCCTGCTTGTATCATTGACTCAAACACACGCTCATCTTGGCAAAGGATAGCAACTGCTGCTACCTTCATACCAAAATCATTAAGTATTCTTGCTAATTTTAATCTTTCACAATTTTCATCGATTACATGTTTTCCACCAGATACACCTATACCAAATGTTTGAACACCCATTGAAACTCCAACAGCGCAAACATCTTGTGTCATAGAATTATAAGAAGGCGCTGCAGCTGATGGTGGTGCAGATTTTATATCTGAGTTTGTAGTATTGTTAGTTGTAGATGTAGATTCAGAACCGGATTGATATGTAGTTGTAGCAGTTGAAGTGTATCCTCCTTCAATTGCTGTATTAGATCCGGATGTGTTTGTTTGTGTAGAACCACCATAAGCTGGTTTTACGCAAAAAGCCAATAAGGTCATTAAAATAATTAACATACCTGTAAAATAATAGTTCATCCTGCTAACCTCCATTATTTTTGTTTGACCTCGTTTTCGTATGACATATCAGTCCCATGATCTTGCTTTTTCTTATATGTTCTTTTACATGCACAATTATCGCAAGCACAAGTACCATATTCATCTGCATGAAGATCCCCATCACAATGACAATCGTGTTGGCAATTTTTACATTTAGTCATTTTTTTTCTCCTCAATTTCGTAAAAAAATTTATCAGTGTCTTCTGTTCTCCATTTACGAGTATCTTCAACATTCCATTCACTTGTCTGTACTTTCCAGTCAGGAATTTCGTCCTTAACTGTAAATGATGGGATGTCCCAAATTAATCTATTGTTTGGCTGTGCCGCATAGTTGCCGTCATCTAAGGCAAGTATATGTGCGCACTTATGTTCGTGCGGTATTTCAGAATGATCTGTATCTACTATATTACTCTCTGGATGTGCAAAGTCAACTGTGAAAAGGTATGCACCATAATGCCATTTTTTATCTTTACCAATATATTTTCCTGATTGTCCATCTAAGATATCGTAAGAAGTAACAGCAGGATAATAACTAAAACAATTCCATAGCTGCAATTCATCAAGTCGACGCCCAGGTACTTCTTTTGGATCAAAACCTCTTTGTATAAACGCAGAGATAGGCAATCTATAAAAGATTGCACCATTTTCCATAATCGCATGAAAGAGTATAGGGCGCCCTGTAATTGATGTAAGGCCAAATACAATGCAATCTTCAGTTTCGCCGTGATGCTTTTTAAGATCGTAAAGATATTCTCTTCTGATCTGTGCATAAGTCACAGGTATGTTTGCATTTAAATAGGCCATGTGTCATAATTATTTAATTAAATTATATATTATAATTATTGCAACAACAGCTACTCCGATTTGTACTTTTCTATCAGATTTAACTTTTGCTACTATTTTGTTTATCATTTCCATAACTAACCTCCTGGTTTATTATATATATCTCCCCAACTATTTCCAGATTCATAATCTACTTTATTAGGGATCTTTAACTTAACAGCATTTTCCATAATCTCAATAATTTTTTTAGCTTGATTATCTGATTCAACAGAAATATCTAATTCATCATGTATTTGTATGTGTGGCACAATACCTTCTCTATATAAATTTAACATAGATTGTTTTGTCATGTCGGCTGCACTACCTTGTATTAATTTATTTAATGCTTTGTAAGTCATAGCTCTTCTTATATTTGCTTTTGTAGCTTTAGGATATTTTTTAAAGTATGCTGCCTCTGCATCTGCTTTACTCATTGGTGCAACAAATTTACCGTTGTTCCATTCCGCTATCTCCCATTTATCAAACCTACATTTTCTACCACCAAATGTTTTTATGTATCCAAATGCAGCACCATCTCTTGATATTGCATCCATAAGATCTTTTACAAAAGGCACACTATCATGATATTTGTTAAATAATTTTACTGCTTCTTCTTTTGTAGACAAACCTAACTCTGCTTGTAGTTTAGCTTTACCCATACCATAAAATAATCCAAGGTTAATTGTTTTAGCTTGTGTTCTTGATATGTTAGCCATGTTTGCAACAGTTTGATGGAAGTCTACTGTATTGTTTTGAAACCTTTCTACAATTTCAACTACTTCTTCATCACCTTTAAATTTTGTAGCTGCATAGTGTACAACTAGTCTTGGTTCTTGCTGACTGTAATCAAAACATCCCCACTTGTGATTGTGTTCTGGTATAAATAATGATCTAATCATTGGCCCTAGCTGCTTGTTCCTCGCTGGAATTTGCTGAAGGTTAGGATTAGAATATGAAAATCTACCAGTTACCGTGCCCCCACTATCGCCTCTAATAGGATTAATATCCGCATGTATTCTACCTTTATACTGATACTTAATTATAGTGTCTATAAATGTAGTATGTGCCTTGTTTATTTCTCTAGCTTTTGCTATTCTCTGCACGACAGGATTTGTATGTTCTTGTAAAAAATTTTTAGTAAAGGAGGGAGCTTTTGTTTTTGCGGTTATTTCATAGTCTAATTTCAATTTATCAAAAACTTTGGCAATGCTTCTTGCTGCCCATATTTGAGGCTCTATTCCTGTTTCTTTTTTTACTTCTAGGAGTAACGTTTCTTCTTGTGATGCTAATTGTTTCTTTAATTTATGAGCAGCTTCAACGTCTACGCGTACTCCCTTAAATTTCATATCAATTAAACACGGAAACAATTGTGTTTCAAGATCAAATACTTTTGTAAGATCTTGTGCTTTAATTTCTTTAGATAATCTTTTAAACAAACTTAAAGTTAGCTCTGCATCTTTTTCTGCATAAGACCCCACATACATTGCAGGTAGTTTCCACATTTCAGCTTTAGCATCTATGCCTGCTTTATCTGCTGCAGCTCTTAGTGCTGTTTCATCTTTTACTTGATTAAGATAATCTAGAGATAAACTGTTTAATGAATACCAAAATCTATTTTCATCTATAAGTGATGCCATAACCATCGTATCAACAATATGGCCATTTATTTGCACTCCGTATGCTCTTAACCAACATACATCATACATTGCGTTATGAAATAATTTAACACATGGCAATGCACATACTTCTTTTATCCATCGCATTACTACAGCTTCATCAAAAAAGTTTCCTTCTTTATGTCCAAAAGAATAATAACCTGACCATCCCTCTACAGCTACAGCTATTCCTACAATTTCTCCTTCGCCAACTAATGCACCAGATCCCTTAGACTTTAGACCTGGATCTCTTGTTTCTAAATCTATTGCTATGTATTTGTGCTCTTTAAGATCCGGAAAAGACTCTGGACTTATCCATTCCGTTTGAGCTTCAAACATCACTTAGTTATTCCCCATGAATTTGTTTTTTCTTCTTTCGGTTTTTCTGGATAATCTCTATCAATTGCCATATCAATGTAATGTTTAGCTTTTAGTAAGTCTTCTTTCTGATTTTTCTGCTTGTGCCTGCACAAATATTTTATAGCGTTTCCTTCTGCAAAGGGCAAGTTGTTTTTGTTTATGAACTCTGATGGCTGTATCACCATAGATCTATAGTGAGTTCCTCCTACTTGTTTTTTATATATGTCGCTCATACTATTGGTTCTCCTATTGTGTAATGATAATCTGATGATGGTTGCATTATATGTAAATTTTCTTTTGCTCTTGTTGTGCCTACATAAAATAATCTATGTTCAGGATCTGGGTCATCATATGCTGCTCGATAAATAAATTCATCTTGTCCTTCAACACCATAGTCTGTGAACAAACATATGTTTTCACACTCTTTACCTTTTGAACCATGTAAAGTAAGTAGTTGTATATTTGATTTATCCATTAAAGTATCTCCTCTTTCTAATAACGTTTGCATATATTCTTTTGTTTCTTCTGGAATATGTAATTGTTTCCAATCACCCTCTATTAATAAACCATGGTCTTTTTTTAATTTTTGTAAGTCTACACTCGTCTCTCGCTGCACGGTTCTTCCATCAGAATAACCTCTTGCTACATGTCCTTTCTTAACCACTAAATGTGCATAAAGTTTTTCAGCTTCTTCGGCAGAAACAGATGCTCCTTGATTTAATCTTGTCCAGATTCGATAGACTTCTAATATAGAGTTGGGTAAATGTTTATTTGTTTTACCACTAAATCTCATACCTAAAGAATAAAAATGCTCTGAAATATTTAGTAATAATTTGTTCGTTCTAGCTAATATCATCCACTCACCTTTAGAAAAATCAATCTCTTCTAGTATTTGATTATAGTGAACCATACCTTCTGCATCTCTTGGTACCCATTTTTTCTTTATTCTAACACCAAGTCTATCTAATATCTTAACAGCTTCTTTGTGCACAGTTCTTGGAACTCTTCGTGATATTTCTTGATCGTCTCTTTCTCCTTCTTGCAACATAAAGCAATTAGGATCTGCTCCTTGAAACCCATAAATAGTTTGATCATCATCGCCTGCTATGTAAGCTCTCTTGCAATTAGATTTTATATAATCAAAACACTTCCACTGATGTGGACTAAGGTCCTGGGCTTCATCGAGGAAGATGACATCGAGTGGAGGACATCTTTCTTCCTCGACAAACTTGTTGATCATATCATAGAATTCAATCATCTTAGATCCTTCTTTGTATAATCTTAAATCTGTTTCTAATTGTATTGTAGTATCTACATCTACATCATGATGTTTCTGTAATTCAACAGTTGCACTTTCTATAGAAATTAATTTAGATCTTGCATATTGTATTATTTCTAAATGCTTGTTTTTATACATTGGATTACCCACCGCATCAGGTTTTGTTTCAAACGATATGTTTGTCCATTCTGGATACTCTTGTTTAAATCTATTCCATTTTTTATTTTTAAGTAAATAAATGTTTGTATCTATACCGCATTCGTCTTTACCCATTTTATGCATGGTAGATATATGTTTTAATTTTTTGTCAGGAAATAGTTCTGAAATTCTTTCTTCTGCTTCTTCTGCTGCAGCTTTACTAAATGTAATATATACTATTTTTTGTGGGTTAGTATTATACTCATTTAATTCTTTTTTTAAATAGTGGTTTACTAGTCTGTATGTTTTGCCTGTTCCGGGTGGTCCCATTATTTTTTTTACTATAGCCATGGTGATTTTTCTATTTTAGTTGTTCTTGGATTTGGTCTTTCTAATTTAATAGTAGGCATTTTTAATAATCTAATTGTTTTTGTGCCAACTTTAGGTGATGTTTCTTCTGCTTCAAATAAAGATTGTAATAATCTTACTGTTTTTTGTTTAGGGTAAGTTCTTTCTGCCCACGATTTAGTTTTTAATAAATACTTCCAAAAATCTTTAAATTTAAAATAAGTAAAACCATCGGTATCAGTAAAAGCAATACCCCTCATAACATCTTTTAATTCTTTACCTGGAGTTTTATTTATATAGTCTGCTAGTATTTCTTTTAGCTGCACATCTAGTTTAGATGATGCTGGCGCAGGAATAGTTTCTAAATTAGCAAATAATTTTATAAGTAGCCTTCGCCACATATGTTTTGGTACAGGCATCATTGGTTTACCTATTTGATTCATACACGCCAAAGAAAACTTTTCTGGATCGTGCAGTGTTGCATCATCCACTTCAACACTTTCGCCATCAATAGATGCAAAGTATATTGGTGGATCAGAATCATACTTTCTAATCTCTGTAATCTCTGGTGTAGGAGCATTATCACCTACGCCAAATTGTTGTAGTGCACACTTTTTAGCATCACAAAAACTATGTATAGGCTCATCCTTACATTTATAATTATACTCTTTACTATCTAAAGAACCTATTAAAGTATTTATTTCTGTTGCATCTAACGGAGGAGTCATAAATTGTTTGTTGTAAGTAAACATATAACTTTGCCATTCTTCTTTATCTGGATATCTTTTCTTTAAATAAACTCCAACATTATACATGCAGTTGTTTCTTTGACCATCTGGCACACCATCACTTAACAATGTAATTAAACAAGGAGGCATTCCTTTGAAAAGATCTGTTTCTTCTTTTTTGTTTTCTATTTTTAAATTATTTAATTGCTCTCCTGTTAAAGCTATATCTTCATGTAGTTTAAAAAATTCATCTATTTTTAAAACATTACCATCTAAATTATATGCATATCTAACTGTTCTTTCATTTGCATGATAAGGTAAGTTTAAAAAACTACCTGTATCTCCACGATCTACTCTTATATAATCTTGTTTAGGAAATATTTCTGCACCTGCAAACCCCATTGCAGATGCAATAAGTTTTAGTTTTACTCTCATTACTGTTGCAGGAACAAATTCTTTTGTAAATAAAAATGCGTGCGCTCCGCCTGACTTAGATCTACAAACAATTATAGGTATGTTTTTTTCTTTTAATTTTAATATAAATTTTTTATGATCAAATGGATAAGTATCAATATCAATACATCCCCACTTACATTTGTTTTCTTTATTGATTGGTACAATACCTAATGCAGGGTCCTTACCCTCTAGATGTTCTCTCCATAATTTTTTAGTTACAGGATTTGATATTGTAAATGATTTAGTTTTATGTTTACCTTTTTCACTGAATTGATCTGTCTTTACGGTTTGACCGTAGGCACTGTTTAAGCCTTCAAATATATTTATAAATTTATCTAATTCAGTCATTTCCACTCAGTAGCGTAGGCGGCTTCAGTCTCCCTAGGCCGCCTACTATTCACACTATTTACCGGATAAACTAGTGTAAAATTTCTTAGCACGTTCGTATAAAGCAGCGTCTTTAACTTGACCTTCTTTAACGACATTGTAACCGTACCATTGGTTACCTTTACCAGAATTTAAAACAGTTGTTAGTTTATAAGAGTGGCTAAATGATGGTGGTGTGTAAGAACCATTTTTACCATCAAGTGAAATGGACATCATCATAGAATTCCATTTCCTGCTTATCTTACCTTGAGATGAACTCATAGATATTAAAGCCTGTTCAGCTCCTCCATCATCTCCAACAACCAATACATAGTGTTGGCCAACAGTTAGAATATAATTACCATTTTCTAATCTGTCTTTACCTCCGCCATCTTTAGTTGTTGATTCTAAAATGTCTGATCCATCTGGAAAAAGGTTTTCTGGTCTACCAGAACCCGTTCCAAAGTCAGCCCATTCTTGGTACTCTAACTTATAATGACATGGAATAACTGATACCCCATTTGCTCCATCATACAATTTTTTAGTAACTGTATTTAAAAGCATACCAGGTTCTGCACCGTCAACGTAATTTTGGTTACGTTTCTGTGCTTCCCCAGAGCCATTTTGTAAAAGTTTTAAGATAGGTAAAGCCAAACTAGTTGTCTTCACATTCTCAAAACCTGACGCAGCATCATCTTCAAATAATATAGATGAAGGTAAGCCCGCCTCTTTCTTTATCGCTACTTGTTTCTCGTCACTCATTTCTATCTCCTTGTTATTTTTGTACTGTTACCCGCGTAAGTTTTAAATAAGTCAGAGGGCATCTCACGTCCAGCTTCAAGACGCTCCCTGACTACTGCTTTAAGTGTCTGAGCATGAACCCCTATTTTCTGGACTGGTTCATATCCCTGACCTTTTGCAAGGTCTGCGTAAACGCTCGCCTTGTTGTCTTCGCCTCGACCAAAGGTAACGGTAATATCATTTTTAATAATATCACCTAAGTCGTTGTCTCGAAGCCATTGAAAAGCTTGTTCCTGATGTTCAGGTAAGATAGCAGCACTATAGAATTTTTTTATTTCTACAGCCTCGCCGTCTTTAAGCTTTAATTTTGTAATATGCATCTTCTCCATCATCTCAGGTATTTCAAACTGAGATAATACTTTAGCTTGCTCTTTAAGTTTAGAGACGCTTTTTTCTGCATTTGCAATTTCGTCCTCTAAATTTTTTAATTCTATAACTTTACTAGACAAACTTTTAGCTGCGTCTGCCTGTGTTACAGATTGTACTCTATCTTTTTCATAGTCTATTTGACTCATCGATTTCACCTCTTTCATGTATGTTAAACTCAGTTGAGTAGTACATTTTTTCCTGCCTGTCCCAAGTTAACGTTTTATACTTTCCATTGTTAATATCACACGCAACAGCAATTGCCAAACCTATAACTTTTGGATCTCCAGATAAGAGTAAATAATCTTCATCAGAAAAATCTTTTAATAAACGTCTAAGTTGATAAGTTATGGGACCCGGACTTCTTACGATTTGTGTATCTTCTCTAAGAAGAACTTTTATCTGACCAAATTTTTGTGCACCAACAATATTATATTTTGGACGACCTATTTTTGTACCAGGAACTTCTTGTAGCAGATAAACTATCGGCTCACTGTTTAATGTTTTTTCTTTCATGCTTGACAATATAATCTTTTACATTTATATTGTCAACTAGAAAGAAGAAAAATGATAAATTATAAATTTAAGACTAAACCTTACGCGCATCAATTAACTGCCTTAGAAAAGTCATGGGAGAAACAAGTTTACGCCTATTTTATGGAAATGGGTACAGGTAAATCAAAGGTATTAATTGACAATATATCAATGCTTTACGACAAAGGTAAGATTAATGCTGCCTTAATTATAGCTCCAAAAGGAGTATACCAAAATTGGCATGATTCTGAGATACCTACACACTTAGTAGATCACATAGATAAAAAAATGGTTTTGTGGCAAGCCATGATTACAAGAACACAGGAAAAAAAATTAGAAACTTTGTTTGAAGCAGGAGAAGAATTACATATTTTAATTATGAATGTAGAGGCTTTTTCTACTAAAAAAGGCGTAGCGTTTGCTAGTAAATTTTTAAATTGTCACAATACATTAATTGCAATTGATGAGTCTACCACTATTAAAAACCCCGGTGCTAAACGCACGAAAAATATTTTAGCTTTATCTAAACAATCTAAATATAGAAGAATACTTACAGGTTCTCCTGTAACTAAATCACCATTAGACTTATATACACAATGTCAATTTTTAGATTCTTGGCTTTTAGGACATGCTTCTTATTATGGTTTTAGAACTAGATACGCCGTAATGCGTAATGCAAACTTTAGTGGTAGAACTGTACAGATTGTTGTTGGCTATAGAAATTTAGCGGAATTATCTTCTAAATTAGAACCTTTTTCATATAGAGTATTAAAAGATGATTGCTTAGATTTACCTGAAAAAACATTTATCAAACGCATAGTGCAACTAAGTCCAGATCAATCTAAACTATATTTACAAATGAAAGAAAAAGCGCTTGCAGTATTAAATGGTAAAATGGTTAGTACAACAACTGTAATGACTCAACTTATGAGACTACAACAGATAACATGTGGGCACTTTACCGCTGATGATGGTTCTACTCAAGAGATACCTAATAATCGTATAGACGAACTAGTAGACGTGCTAGATGAGATTGAAGGTAAAGTTGTTATATGGGGCCATTGGCAAAAAGATATGACGCAGATAATAAAAGCAATAGTTAAAGAGTATGGAGAAAAATCTGTTGTAGATTATTATGGTTTAACACCTAAAGAAGATAGACAAAGTAATATAAATAAATTTCAAACAGATCCTGAGTGTAGATTTTTTGTAGGAACGCCAGCAACGGGTGGTTATGGTATTACATTAACTGCTGCTAGTAATATGATATATTATTCCAATGGTTATGATCTTGAAAAAAGAACACAGTCACAAGCCAGAATAGATCGTATTGGACAAAAGTATCCTATGACTTATATTGACATAATTTGTAAAGATACTGTTGATGAAAGAATTGTAAAAGCTCTTCGTAAAAAAATTAATATAGCTAGTCAAGTTATGGGTGAAGAACTTAAAGCTTGGATATAGGAAATTATAGGACTTACGTATGGGTGCTACAATTTTTGTATTAAGACTACAATTACGCCGCCCATGCCAGTCATAACGGCTCCCATAGATACTAAAAGTATTCTTTCTATTCTAGTAATATGAGCTTGTAGTTGGTTCATTCTATCGTAAGTTTGCTTTTGCATGATCCTGCAAAGCTTTTCGTGTGAATCTATTTTTTGTAAAGCGTTTTGTTTACTTGGCATATTTACCTACCCAATAACAAATTGGCTCAAGAATTCTTCTATAGATTCTGCCTAATAGATGTCTCTTGCCTCTCGCTTCCTGTCTGATGTCTATAGTTCTGTGAACTGCGATATGCTCTAGAACTTTTTTAACTACTCTATTAGTTGTCCCGCCTTGTTTTGCATACTTAACTAATGGTAAGAATAGCTTGTGATATCCTTTTTGATATTCTGGTGCTAAATCTTTTGAATGTTTTAACCAAATTTTATTTCTAAATGATCCAAAGCCATATGAGTCGTTCATCATGGTACAGACGATCTTACCGCCGCCGCCTCCGCCGCCTCCGCCGCCTCCTCCACTATCCGCGCCACCGCCTCGTTGACTTGGTGGTCCAGCTTGTCCAGCAGTTGATACAGGTGCTCTTGATGGTGCAGGATCTCTATCTGCTCCGCCACCTCTTGGTGTAAATGAAGGTGCAGGTGCAGGATCTCTATCTGCTCCGCCACCTCTTGGTGTAAATGAAGGTGCTGGACTTGGATCTGGTTTTGATATAACTGAAGGTGGTCCACCTCTGTCTGGTTCAGGTTCTTCTGACGTAATTTGATCAAGTCCAAAATCTAATAATTCTCCAAGTTGTGGAACTTTTTTTCCGGCTGCAATATCTGCTTTTTCTTGTTCTGTGTAACCAATATAATCAGCATCTTTTCCTATTTCTTCTAAATCATCTAAATATTCTTTTCCTTCTTGTCTAGCCTCAATTAAATCAAAAGCTTTACCAAGATCATTTCCTGTATTATTTAAAAGATTTTCAAATTCTTGCATAGGCATTTCTGCTAATTGTGTATTCGTTAGTGGCTCAGATTCAGCCATGTCCATAAATTGAGGTCCAACACCTAAATCTCTTTCACGTCTAAGTTCATCTAATCTTTGTCTCATAGGTGTGGGTTCTGTTGTTGGTTGTTCAAGAAGCCCCATTCCATAAATTTGATCATCAAATAAATCTGCTTCACCCATAATACTAGGAAGACCCGGTTCCCCTGCTAAAGTTCCTCTTGTTGGTTGATCAACCATACCCATAATTGGATCTCTGTATATATCTTGACCACTAACAATTTCTTGATACTTAATTTGTTCTTCTGGTGTTATGTTTCCTGATACACCTTGAATGTTTCTAACCGTGTCATCTATTGCTTCGCCAATAGGTTGATCAGCTACAGCTTCACTCATGCCGGCTAATGATTGTATTCCTTGATAAGCACCTGAAGCTAGTGTTCCTGTTACCACTCCTAGTCCCATTGTTTTTCTTGCATCAAAAGCACTTAATCTATTGTATTCCTCTGGTGTAATTTTTCCTTCTCGTACAGCATCTTTTAATTTTTCTGTGTTATCAAAATGTTGTTGTCTATTAATAGGGTTTAAAGCATCTACAGGAGTTCCTGTTTTTGATGCTCCTTCTGGTAACGTTTCGTAAGTAGGTATTCCTCCTGTAATATTTATATTATTGGCTGCATCTATTTGATCTAATGTTCCTGGTTGCGTGACGCCTGTTACTGGTGTTGTATCTTTAGTTAAAATATTTTCAAAAGGATCTAAATTAGGATTATTAAGTCTTGCACTAGAATATATTGATTCCCCAGGCTTAAATCCAGGTATTACCGCTGTATCTGTTACTGGTGCAGTGTCAAACTCATCAATTTGATTAGATGTAATTTTTGTAGTTGGTGTAGTAAATCTATCTTCATCTTCACCCTCAACCCCTATATCACCCCCTATTCCTAATCTATCCTGTAATGCTATTTTTTCTGCAAGACCAGCATCTCCTGTGTCTTGTATATCTCCAGAATATAAATCTAATATACTTTTTTCTTTTGCTTTTGCTTTATCAAGATCAGTTAATGTTTGTAATAAATTAGTATCTACGTCACCTGTATAACTTCCTGCTCTTACATCTGCTATTTCAGCATCTGTCATATTGTATTTGTCTTTCAAAGTGTCTTCTATTGTATTAATTCTTTTATCATAAGCTTTTTGTAATCCGTAGATCATATCAGAAGGATTATTAATTACTCCTGATACAGGATTGTATCCTGTCATAAGACCGCTTTGTATTGTACCATCTTTAACATCATACAGTTCATTTAATGCTGTTTGTCTTGGATCTTGTTTTGGTAATACTTCACCTAACATTTGCGTTGCTGTACCTAATAAAGGTATTCCGGTAACTTTAGAACCAATTAAATTTAAAGCACCACTAGTTATAGTTTTACCTATGTCAATTGATTTTCCACCTATGTTAGCAATTAAATCTTTACCTTGTTGCACTACACTATATCCAGCATTCTTAAGATCTTCTGCTGCTCCTAAAACTGTTTGTCCTGCTTTTTGAAAAATGTTTTTTGTTTCTGGAGTAAAATCTATTTTTTCTTGCAACATTGGATCATCAGTTGCAAACACATCTCCTGATGGTAAAGTTGTTGTACTTGCTGGTGTTTGATTAAAAGCATCCATTTCTTCTTGTGTAACTGGCATTTCACCTGGAGCTACAACAGGTTGACCTGGCGCTATTTGTACACCTGCACCTTGATTAATTAAATTTTGTTCAAAAGGAGTATTGACTCCACCACCTGTTACAGTCGTTGTAGGCTGAACAGTAGAAGCAGTTGTAATTCCACCACCGCCTCCACCTGATCCTCCTGGTAAAGGCACGTTTACATTTGATGCCGTTGGTGTTTGCGGTAATCTAGGCAATCCACCAGAAAAATATGCTAATAAATCAGTAAAAGAGGATTGTAGTGTGGGATCATATTTTACACCTGGAAGTGTTGATATACCACCTAACAATTCTTTTCTTGTCGGCGTTGTAGTTGCTAATTTAGATACATCTAATTGTTGATCAACTAAATTTGGATCGGTTACTACAAACGATTCAAAATTTTCTCTAGACATTATGCCATTCCTCTTGATCTAAGTCTTATTGATTGTTCTTCAGGTGATAATAAAGCCTGCTCTGTTGGTGTTAAACCAGTTGCATTAATCCCCGTTGCTTGTTTAGGCACCTGGCTTAATAAACTTGGATTTATACCTGGTGTTTGTAAAGGAGGGGTATCTATTGCAGCCATTTGTCCTCCGTCGTCTGCACCTTCGCCCTCGTTTAATAAACTACTTACTTGATCATCTGTTGTTTCTATATCTTGTTCAATAACTGTTTCTTTAGAAGGCTGTGTAGGTAAATCATCTTGTACCATAAAAACACTACCACCTAATTTAGCAAGAATTACTGCAGCAGCTTTACTTCTTTTTGGTAATGTTTTTAATGCAATAAGATCTTTTAATGAGTCTGGATTTAATAAGGCTCTTGCTATTACTCTATTTGATGCAGCTGTAAAAATTCTTCTAAAAGCTGTTAGTAATCTACCTGCAACTGTAAACTGACCTACTCTTGCTCTAATTATATCAGTAAACGCACTTGCAACAACGCCTTGTTGTGCAGTTGCTGCTGATCTACTAGCTATTTGTAATCCTTGGTTTAAAGTATCTAAATTTTTAACATATTCATTTCCAAATATTTCTTTTAAAACTGCTCTATGTCCTGCTTCTCCCCCACCGCCATTTAAATATCTGTTAAAAGCATCTGCGTCTAAGACTCTACCTAAAGTAAATTTTTTATCTAATTTAAAAACTTTTTCATTTAAATCTGTTAAAACATCTCTTTGAAATTTTTTAAAAACTTCTGGGTTTTTTTGAAGAATATTTTTTAATGTTCTTACTTGACCTATATTACCTGGTCCATATATTTTTTTAAATATTTCTTCAGGTGAAGTTCTAAACAGTTTTCCTTCAAATGATTTATTTAATTCTTTTTGTGTTTGTGTAAAAAGTTTGTTTGTCTTTTCTATATTTCTTTGTAGCCCACCTATTCTAGATATTTTATTATACTCAGCTTCTGTGTTAAAAAATGTCCTTAATGGTCTTTCATAGTTTTTTATGAAAGCATTATGTTTTACTAAACTTGGTTTATTTGTTATAGGATCTAACACCTCTGATCTATATTTATTAAAAATAGAATTTTTATATGCATTTAATGCTTCTGGAGATCTACTAATAACTTCATAAACTTCTGCAGCCGCTTTTCCTGAACCTATACCTTTTTTAAATGTTGTTTCAAATATATCTTCATCAGCAACTTTTAATATGCTACCAATTTCTATTTTAGTTAATTTAGATATAATATCATTATTTAAAAGTTCTTTATTAGTAATAACTAAATCGTTAAATTTTTCTAATTCATCCAAATATTCTTTTCCTGCATTTTTTTTAATTTGATCTGTAAAGGCACTTTTTAAAAACATTAATTTACCTACATCAGGAGTTTCTCCTGCTGCTAAACCTATTTGTTTTTCTCTAATTCTTTTACTTAAAACTGACATTGTTTCTCTAGCGTCACTAAGAAGCATTTTTGAATTTTTTGATAATAAATCATCATAAATTCCAGGTTTAAAAATACCTTCTATTTTAGCAACTTCTATTAAACTTTTTTGTTCTTTTGCAGAAAGTTTAGTAACTGCTTTTGCTATTTCATCTGTGTCTATTAATTTAAGACCTGATACTTTATCTAATTCTTTTGCAGCAAGTTTTGCGTCACTTTTATATGCATCACCTAAATCTTTTACAATTGATCTAAATTCAACACCTGTTACTTTAGAGCTGCCATCTGGTAAATTAAATACTTTTTTAGTTAATAATTCATCAGATGCTTTTTGTTTTTTTATAAGATTTTTAACTGCATCTTTGTTTCTATTTTCTGTTACTTCACTTATAAGTTTTCCTGTGTCGTAAGTTGACCCAGCGTTAACTCCAAATTTTTCTTTCATTAATCCAAAGTATTTATTTAAACCTACAGCTTGCGCTTCCCCAAACTCTCTAAACTCGCCTACTTTACCCAACACTCTTTTTTCTTCAAAAGCTGATTGTATTGATAGTAAATCTTTATCATCAGTGGCTTCTGCTAATGTCCATTTCACTCTAGCTTTAATACCAGCATCTTCTAATTTTATATTTATATCTTTTGCAACTTTTTCTGCTTCTAAAGCTTTACCACTTTTTAAAGATTCAACGCCTTCATCTACAGATGAAAAAGCTCTACCTTTTACTACGTTGTTTATACTTTTAATTAATTTAATCCCTCCAAGTCCAAGAAAACCTGCTCCAGCAGATATACCAGCTGTTTTAAAAGCTTCATGAAGTAATTCGTTATCTGCTAAATCTAAATTAACTCCATAGTGCTCTTGACCCCACTTAAGTCTATAATACTCAGCAGCTCCAGCAGCAATAGCACCTGTTGTTAAACCACCTACTGGTGTTGTAAAAATTGTACCAGCTATTGTAGCCGCTATGTCTGCTCCTATAACTAAAGCATCTCCACCTATATCTCCAAAGTCTCCAAAATCCATCCCTGGTTTATCTACTAGAGCATATGATTGAGTTTTAGGGTTAAAATATTCTAATTCTCCTGTTTGAGGTCCTGTCCTAACATCTATGTCTTGTTTGTATATTTTTGACAAAGAGTTTTTTATTGCAAGTCTTTTCTGTTCTTCATTGTATCCTAACGATCCACCAAACCTTGATTTTATATCTGCTGGATCATTTACAGATACTCCTGCTGATTTAGCTATTTCGGATGTTGTAGGTTTAAAAAAATCATCTTTTGGAAGTGAAATACCTCTGCCTTCTAAATAATCAAGTCCTTCTTGAGGAATGTCTTCTTTTACTCTTTCATCAGATATGTTTGGAAAAGCTAATTTGTAAAATTCTGTTTCACTTATTTTTCCTTTATATGCTTTTTCATACATGATCTCAGCTAATTGAAGATCGGGAATATTACGATATTCAGGATGTTGTTTTTTATAATCAGATATACTAGCCATTAGTCCGCCAATAGTTTTTCATCTATACCTAAAGGATTAAATACCTTTTCTTTTTTCATGCCTCTTGGGCCATCAGATTTTTCTTTATTTGGATCAATTGAACCAATAATATTCATATTAGAAAAGTCTAAAGGATCACCAGTTAACTCTTGATACGCAAAAGCTGCATTACTATTTCTTAATTTAACTGCATTTGTTAAAACATTAATAGTTCTTTGTGGATTAGCTCCTATACCCAACTCTTCCATTTTTAATGCAATATCTCTATCTGTAAATCTTCCACCAGGCTCATCTATTCTTGCCATTAGATATGCAAGGTTAATAGACACTGATTTAATTCTACCAAGTTTTGCCGCATCTCCTCCTACTGAACTGCCAAATTTATCTTCAATATATCTATCAATAGCTCCACTTCCTGTATCATCAAAAGTTTTATTTTCACCTGTTGTTGAAAAACCAAATGCATCTGCTGCTTGTTTTAGTTGTGCTCCAGCACTATCTAAAGCCGTTATAAAAGAACCAACTGGGCCCACTTTAGCGTTTGCATTTAAGTCAGAAACTAAACTTGAAGCTGCATTGTTCATTTGAAAAGTAGTTATTTTTATTTGTCTACCTTCTTTTTGAGCAGAAGTTTCCCCTTTAACGTCTCCTTTTGTAATATTAACTGTTCCGTCAGCACCAATTGTAATTTGTTCACTTTGTGCAGGTGGAGGAACTAATCCTCCTGGAAAAGCTGCAATTTGTGCGTTAGTAAAAAACCCTACTTTTCCAGGTTCAACGCCGTTAATTGTTTGATTAGTTTTGTTAAGTGCTTTTTTAGTAGTAGGTATTTTAGGAGTTTTTACCGCTTGTCCTAAAACTGTAGAAACAGCGGCTTGTTTTCTTTTATCCATAAGGGCTCTTCTTCTATCGTCATCACTAACAAATTTTTTATACCCTGCACCTAAAGCATCGACTACAGGTGCGCCCGATGCTAGAGCAAGTCCTACTTCACCTAAAGGTAATCTAGTTTTAGCAACTGGTGCAAATTTATCTTGTAAACCCATAAGCATTTCTATATTCGATCTTATTTGATCTTCAGACATGTTGCCAAACATACCATCGCTATAGTTTCTTCTATCAGTTAACCCAGACATAATACCTTCATTAACTTTACCACCTCTTCTAAACATAGGTCGTTTTAATATTCTAGACATTAGTTTTTAAATATCCTTCCATAGATATCAGCACCAGCTAAACCTAAACCTAAAGCTGTAGCTAATGGACTAGCTTGTTGCGCTGCTGGTGATTCGCCAATAGAAACTGTTCCAGCTCCCGGTGTTAACCCTGTAATACCTTGGCCAAACATAGTAAGTCTTCTTCTTGGATCATCGACTGCCATTTGCGCCGCTTGTCTTTCTGCATCAAATATTGCTTGTTGTTGTGTTTGTTGACCTGCACCTAATGTACCAAGACCAGCTATTTGTGCTCTTGAGAAGTCTTGTGCAGCTCCACCTAATCCTTGTTGTAAATTTGCTATACCCATTTGATTTGCAAGATCTTGTTGTCTTGCAGTTGATGCTTGTTGAAATCCTCTCTGTTGTAAGTCAGCTAATATTCTTGATCTATTTGCATCACTCGTTGTTTGATATTCAGCTCTTTGTACACCCTCTCTACCTCCACCAAATGCACCAGGTGTACCTAATGCTTGTGCTGCTAATTGGTTTTGTCTCATCTGAGCCTGTTTATCAAACTCAGCAAGAGTTGTGTCTATAACCTGTTGTTGATATGGTGACATATAAGCAGTTCTTTGTGCCGCTGTCATTGGCCCTGTAAGTCCTGTTGCTGCATCTGCAGCTGTTCCTGCTTTTGTTAAGAATGGTTGAAATGATCCAAGACCTGTTGTTGGATCAACTGCTTGAGTTAAGGCTGCAGTTTGTAATGCATCTTGCTGTGCAACTTTTGGCGCAAGTCCTGCCATACCTGCTTTTGTAATTTGAAACTGTTGCGCTTGTGCTTGTCTTTGTGCAAACTGTTGCGCTGTTTCACCAGGCTGTTGTGTTGTAGCCGTGGTAATACTTGGTATACCTGCTTGTCTTGAAAGATCAGTTAAATATGTTTTTTGTGCTGCTTCTATAAATTCTGGTGGTAATGTTCTTGATTCTGTAATTGCCATTATCTTACCCTTCCTTCTAATTTTTTCATTGTATCATACATCCTTTGTGCTCCTTTTTCAATGCTCCCGTTGCCCGCTCCTCGAACCGCGTTAGCTGTCATTACAAATTCGTTCTTAGATAACATAGCTGGTACATCATCTGCCTTTTCTTTTACACCTACTGGTACAAAACCACCTTTATCTCTATAGTCTCTTTCCATAACTCCAGCTTGATTAGTTCTCATAATACCCATTGGCATACCTCCACCTCTTAAATTATATCTTGCAACAAATGCATCTTTTTCTTCATCTGTCATTGCAGAATATTCTTTATCAAAAGCAAAATAATTGTCAAAATATGCTCTCATTTTATTACCAACATTTTCTTTTCTTCTAGCCAAGTATTCTTTCATAGTTTCGCCTTCTTCTTGAGGCGGTTCTTCAGCTAAAAATGCATTATAAAGATATGTTCCTGCAGCAGTAGCACCACCAACAAGTATTTGTTGTTGTACCATGCTTGGTAATTCTCCTAATATTGGAACATCTTTAAATAAACTTGTTGCGTCTCTTATTGATTTTAAGCCTTTTGCTGTTGTTGCAGGTGTTGGTTTAGTTCCAAGTAAATCACCTTTGTTAGCATCACCACCAGTAAAATTTGGATCACCTTCTGTTAAAGGTTTTTTAAATAATCTACCAACAGGACCTTCTCTAAATCTGTCCATAGAAAATGTGCTAGGCCCACCTCTAGTTCCTTCAGCGCCTGTTAAAAATCTTGCTCCTCTTCCAAGAGCATAAGTTCCTAATCCTTGTTTAAGTGCATCACTGACGCTACCTCTTTGATCAAATCTACCTATACCTCTCATTGCTGCTGCAATACCTGGTTGAAAAGGTGCAACAAACGGTGCAGCCTTAACTGCAAAATCTGCTAATTCATTTGGTATAAGTTTTCTAATTCTTTTTTTAATACCACCTAATAAAAAACCTGTTCTAGGAACTGTGTTTGTTATCCCGCCTTGTGCACGTAATTGTCTTCTAATTTGAGCTCTTGTTATCATATATGTGTTGTTATTTATTATATTATATAGGCAGGGATTTCACCTGAATTTATATTACTACTCGTTTTTAACAAGTAAATCAAGCTTATGTTGTAACGGTTCTAGGCGTTACTTCCATAGCGGACAGGATCACATGGAGCCTGTTTCCATTAACTGCTGATACTTTTATTATTTCTCCAGTTTCAGCCACTAATGGGTTTGTTAAAATCTCTACAGGGCCATTAGTTTGGTCATCTGGATCTGGTATTGAAATATTATAACCTATGCTAAAAACAGCGTCGCTTGCATTTGTTAAAGTAATTGTAACTTGACTTCCACTACCTGAATCATCATTTACTAGTATAGATTTAATAATTGCCGTTGTAGCAGTTGGCACAGTATATAAAGTTACTGTTGCATCTGATGTTAAATCTGCTTTTTTATTTACAAAAACACTAGCCATTATGATCCTAAAAAGAAAATAACTGCATCATTATCTTCTGTTTTCTCCTCTTGAAATGTAGTATTTAATTTTTCTATTAAACCGTTTAAATCTCTAACTAAAGATAAAAATGAAAGTTGATCGTATTCTTTTGGTGGTTGTGTTAATGATTGTACAATTTTTGCCATTATCTTCTCCCGTCTGGTTGGTAATCAATTCTAAATGTACCTAGTTTCCAAAATTGACTAGTGCTTGTGTTATCTATTTTCAATGATATTGATCTAGCTCTTGCTCTTGTATCTATTTTTTGTGTGCCACTACTAATTGTAAATGGCCCTAACGTAGAACTAGCTGCAGTATCATTTGGAAAATCTCTTAAGTTTAATGTAACTCTTGCATCACCTGTTTGTGTTAAAAAATCTGGTATAACTCTTCTTATTTTCATCATAAATTCTCCATCACCACCTAATCCTTGTGCGCCAATATCAAAATCTCCGGATTCAATTGATGCAGCAATTGCAGTTGTTGCACCTTCTTTAACTTGATTTAAACCTGTTTCATGTTCATAATAAGTTGACGTACCATCGCTATTACCAAAAATATAATTTGTATCTGTTGTAGCAGTTGTGCCGGATGAATCATACGCTGTTGCATGAGGTTTACCAAACACAGCTGAGTCTTGCCACGCGCTTCTTGCTAATGTACCAACAGTCCATACAGGTCTATCTGGGGATGAATCTAAATAATTAAAAGTTACAACTCTATTAACTGTGCCTGATCCTGAGTTAGGGTAAAACCACATAACTTCACCAAACAAGTTATTTAGTCCTGCATTAATATGTTGTTTAGGAATTGTATTAATATCATCAAAGACATGATCTTCAACTAAACATGGTAATGATTCTAGTCTACCAGAATATCTAAAGAAACCATTTTCTGACATCCAATAAGCTGTACCATCTACTTCGACAGCAGCATTCTGTCCTATCAATCCACAGTTAGTACCAACTTGTTGAAATGAAAAAGTAAAAGGTGGGCCAACAAATCTCATAGTAAATAGAGCTGTATCTGTCCAAACGTAAATTGCATCTCTACCTCTAATTGCTCCCATAATTTTAGATCCATCTGCAAGTCTTTGTGTACCTGCAGTGTTAGTTGCTGAAGGCGCGTACGTGTTAATATCTTCTTGTGACGAGAATCTAACAAACATTGGATCTTGTGTAGATTTTGTTCCAATCGTTGTTTCTGTTCCAAAAAATATTAAGTGTCTATCTGGTGTAGATACTAAACTGAATGCTGACGCAGTTGGTGCGTTGCTTACAATAGTTGCTCTTGTATCTGTCGCACCTGTTGGGTTTGAATTCCATTCAAATGTTTCTCCTCCATTAATTGTTGCAATAAGTTTATTACCAAAATTATCTAATGACCATAAACCTGGTGCTGTTATAATATCTCCTGATGCTGCAGCGTTCCATGCAAAATAATTAGATGCATCTGTAACTGTTGCACCTGACGAATGTGATGCTGCAGTTGTACCATTAGCACCTCTTGTTAATCCTGTTAATGTTCCACCACTATTTCCTGTATACGTAATTAATTCAGATCCTATAATAACAGTTCCTGATGATGCAAAAGATGTAGAACTTGCCATTGTTAAACTTGTAACTGATGTATTAATGCTTGATGATAATGTTGAAATAAATTGTCCTGATTGTGTGCCACCCCATTGACCAAGTCCCCAACCAGTAGATGCAACTTCTACAGCTGGCCCAACAGAATAGTAGTGTTTAACTCTAATGCCGCCTGATGTAGATGCGCCTGAACCAGATTCGTTAGATCCAACATCAATAGTTAAAGTAGTATCTGTTGGAATGGTAGTTACCATAAATTTATTGTCGTTAAAATTACTTGCTGCAAAATTAGAATTAGTTGCAGAACTAAAATTGTCTAATAATATAATGTCAAATTTGTTTATATTGTGCGCTGATGAAAAAGTTAAAGTTACAGTTGAAGATCCATTAGTTGTAGAAAAAGCACTTGTTAAAGTTGTTGTCGCTTTAATTGGATGTATGTCATAAAAAATACCTCCAGAATATACATATAAAATTCTATTTGTACCTAATGCAGCGTATTTAATACCTGACGTATTTATAAAATGATGAATAGCTGTGTTACGCCCTGTCATATCAACAGAACCTAATTGTGCCCAACCACCTATTTTTTCAGGTGAGCCATATCTAAAACGAACGTTGTCGCCATTAACCCATTGGCTTTCGCCACCCGTTGACGTAACTTGTTTATTGAACCCAGGTTGAAATTTTACTTTTTGTAACATATAACCTCACTATATTATATATTCCTTATTGGTGGAATACCTAACATTGGCCTTTTGTCAAACCTATTTTTTTCAGCAAAAGGACCA